CGCTTCCTCGGCACCCGCCGCGGCAAGAACAGCCTCCCCGAACGGCTCGAAAATGACCGGATGCCGGTCGTCAAGTTCCCGATCGAGAGCGTCGGCGAGAACGGCGAGCGCACCGCAACATGGCCCGCGAAGTTCCCGCTCGAGAAGATCGATACGCTGCGGGAGGACTACCGGGGCGACCTCAACCTCTACGAGCAGGAGTTCATGTGCCGCGCCTCCTCGGACGCGGCCCGCGTGTTCAAGCGCGAGATGTTCCGATACGAGGAGCGCATCCGCACCTGGGAGGCAGTCTATGGAATGGTCGACCCCGCCCGCACCAGCCACGGGAATGCAGCTTCAACAGGCTACGCCATCTGGTCCTGGGTCAAGAACCGGCTCGTGGTGTGGGCCTCGGACGCTCTCTTCCTGGCCCCCGACGAGATCGTGGCCCTCGCTTTTGATCTTTGCGAACGGTACGACCTCATTCAGCTTGGTGTGGAGCGTGACGGACTGGAGCAGTTTCTCCTTCAGCCGCTGCGCCACGAGCAGGTAAAGCGCGGGGTCATGCTACCGCTGAAGCCGATTGCGGCGATCAGCGGGACGCAGGGCCGCGGCCAGACCCGCTTCATCGAGGGGCTGCAACCCTATTTCCAGGCCCGGGAGGTGATCTTTGCCCAACCTTTCCCTGCCCTTGAGGCTCAACTGCTCAGTTTCCCGCACGGCATTCGCGACGCGCCAAATGCGCTTGCATATGCGCCGACGCTGCGCCCAGCCCAGCCGATCTACGACGGCTTCGATCCCGTCAGCCACGTTGCCGAAGGCGTCTATATCGCCGCCGGCCAACCCATCGCCCTCGCCGCCAACGCCACCGGAGGACTGACCTGTGCCGTACTCGTCCAAGCCTTTGAGGGCACGCTGCGCATCCTCGCCGATTGGGTCTACGAGGGATCGCCCGCCGAGCGCGTCGCCGACATCGCGCAAGCCGCAGCGCAGGTCGTCGACAGTAGTCGATTTGTTTCCGTGCCCGTTCCGCGCCCCTGGGATGAAATGCTTAAGGTGCCACTACCTGATCGAATGCTTGCACGCCCAAATCGCCCGTCTTGGATCGTCCCGCAGCTCCACTCCGACCGGCACATGAATGTCGGGCTGATGCAGGCGGTGCGCGCGATCCCGAACGAGGTTCGGGTCGGCGGCACGGAAGTCGACGGCACACTCTATATAAGGGACGCGCTTGCGCGCACGGTGCGCGGGATGCCGGTGGTCGAGGTCAGCCCCGCCGCGAAGTGGACGTTGCGGGCGCTCGCCGGCGGCTACACCCGTGGCATGATCCGGGGGCGTCTGCAGGACAGCGCCGAGGAGGGCCCCTATCGCGTCTTGATGGAGGGCCTTGAAGCGTTCTGTGGTTCGATCCGCTTCGCCGCGGTGGACAACGACGAGGATACCGCGCAAAACTATCGGGTCGACGAGCGAAGCGGGCGCCGCTACGCGAGCGCGATGCCGATGAGGGCGCGGTGAATGGGGAAAATCGTCGTCGTAGTCGCCGATCTGGGTAAAAGCCACCACTCGCGCCGTCGCCGCCATAAGCGTATATCTGTCTGGCTCAGGGTCGGCAATGTCGCCGTCGAACTAATACCGAACGGAGTTATCCACATGGACTTCACCCTTGACGTTGGCAAGGCCGAAAACCTCTCGATCGAGGTGCTCGACCAGAACGGCCAGCCGATCGCGAACCCGGTCTTCGATTCTCCGCCCGCATGGTCGCAGGCCGATGCGACGATCGGCGATCTGGCCGCATCGCAGGATGGGCTCACCGCTGTTGAAACCGGGCTCAAGGCCGGGGTCGATACGGTCCAGGTCGATGCCGTCATCGGCGGGACCACGTTCACCGCGACGGCTCGGGCAACGATCAACGCGGTCGTGCCGGCGCAGGTGCCGACCAGCATCAACATCGTCGCCACCCCGGCGTAAGGAGGACAGCATGGCCGAGACAATGACCCCGGCGAAAGTTGCCGCAGCCAAGGCACAGGCGGCGCTCGATGAAGCTCCGCCGGTCGCCGATCCCGTTCACTCGATGCTCGGCTCGATGCTGGTCGCGATGCAGGTGCTGGCGGACCTGGTGCCAGGCTCGCACCTCTTCGTCAAGCAGCACCTGGATCCGCTGAAAGCCGCGCTCGCCGCGATGACGGCGCCTCCGAAATGAAACTGAAGCTGCGTTCGCAAATTGATGCGAGCGGCTGATGTCCGACGCCGGGCTTGTGCTTGAGCCAGAACCCGCTACGGCGCCGGACGGCTCGGGCGATGGTGGGGAGGAGCGCGCCGCGCCCACGCGCGACCGCGACCTCCTTGCCGGGCGCAACCAAAAGCTGCGCGACAAGCTCGACGAGGTGTTCAACCACGTTCTGCGCGCGTTCGAGGATCAGAACGAACGCTCGGCCGACATCGACGATTATTGGGACTGCTACAACTGCCAAGCGAACGGCAACCAGTATTACAACGGCATCGCGAACATCTTTTTCCCGATCATCCACGATGCCGTCAACGCCATCGTCACCCGGTTCTCCAATCAGATGTGCCCGCAATCCGGCCGCTATCTGGAGATTGTTGCGGCGGACGGCACGCAGCCGCAGCCGCTGATCGGCCTCCTCGAACACTATCTGCGCGACGCCCGGTTCGAGACGCAAGTCTTGAAGCCCCTCATTCGCCTCGCGATCATCGAGGGCCAATACAACCTCTACGTCGATTGGGCCGAACTCGAACGCGAGATTGTTTCACGTGAAACACACGGTCCCCAGGTCGAGGTCGCGGGGCAGCAGATGGAGGCCCCGGGCGAAGATATCGAGGACATGGGCGAGCCCGAGCTGATCCGCGAGGGCCGGCCCGTCTTCGACGTGCTGCACGACAGCGATGTCGTGGTGTGGCCGGCCAACGTCGACTCGCTGGACGAAGCGTTCGCGATCGGCGGAGGTGTCGCCATCGTGCGCCACTGGACCAAGGCCAAAATCGACCAGATGATCGAGCAGGGGTGCATCCGGCGCCCCGAGGGCAAGGCCCTCAAAGATTCGATGGACAAGGTGTCCAAGGATCAGGCCAATGTCGAGAAGCACCTGGCCGAGGCGGTCGGTATTCATCCCAAGGGCGTCGGCGCAACGGTTTGGGAAGTGTGGCTGACGCTGCCTCTCGACAAGAACGGCGGCTACAGCGAGGATGGAGACCACCGGCTCTGCCGGGTCTTTCTCGGCCCGAACCGGGCGCAGCTCGGGGCCAAACGCAACCCCTACTGGAACGACCGCTGCCCGCTCCTTTCGGTGCCAATCGAGAAAACCCCGGGCGTCTTCAAGGGGAAGTCGCTCATCAGCTACGTGGACAGCCTGCAATATGAAGCAAACGATGCTATTAATGAGGGGGCCGACGCGGCGACTCTATCGGCAGCGCCTATCGTTTTACGAGACCCGGAGAAGTCGAACGGGCCGCTCGTATTTGGCGTGGGCGCTATCTGGGACGGCGGCAAGGACGCTATCAGCTTGCTTACGTTCCCGGATCTCACTCCCCGCGCCCAAACGCGGGTTCAAATGGCTCTGGCCGCGATATTCCAATCGCTAGGCGTTAACCCGTCGATGCTGCCGCAGCAGACCCGCGCCGGGAAGCCAAATCAGGCGATGGTAGCGCAGGAGCAGCAGGTCGATCTCCTGACGACGGCGGAGGGGGTCAAGGTGCCGGTCGAGGGCATCCTGACGCCGATGCTCGGGCTCATCGTCGATTACGATTACCAGTTTCGCGACACCGATTTGACGATCCGCCAGTTTGGCGAGATGGGCGTGCGGGCCCGGCTCGAGCAGGTTCCGCCGCTGCAGAACCGCCACGGCTACACGTTCCTCTGGCGCGGCGCCGAGCAGGTCAAGATGGCGGGGATGATGGCGCAGGCCGGCACCGCATGGATGGCCGCGCTGATGCAGCCGGCGATGCAGGCCGCCCTCGCCAAGGCCGGGTACGAGTTCGACCCCGCCCCGCTCGTCATCATGCAGAACCAGAACCTCTTTGGGGCTTACCTTGGCAACCAGGTGCTCATCAACCAGCGCGAAATGCTGACGATGGACCCAGAGATGGAGAACCAGATTCTCAACACCGGGCAGCATCTGCATGTTCACCCGCTAGACCAGGATATCCCGCACCTGAAAAGCCACATGGCCGACAAGCAGATGAGCGGCGATCCGTTCGGCACGGTCGGCGAGCATATCGCGGCGCATATCCAGTCGATGCAGATGAAGAACATGGCGGCGACGCAGGCCGCCCAGGCGAGGACCGGCGGCGGGGCGCCGGCGCAAGGTCAGGGGTCGCGTGGGCCGCAACCGGGCGCGCTGCCCGCGGGGCCGCACGCGCCTCCTCGTCCGCCCGGCCTGCCGCATCCCGACCAGGGACCGCAGTCTGGTATCGTAAGTATGCCTCGCCGTACTTGACAATGTACCAGATATAGCGGCATAGCCAATACACGAGCGGGCGATCGCAGTCCGCAACGAGCGGGGGAACGCACCCCGAGGAGAGAGAATGGCACGCACACGCGGCGAGGTCGCCGATCCTGTTGACGTACCCGAGGAGGAAGTCCTTGGCCCGGAAGATGCCCCGATCGTCGAAGATGAAACCCCTCAAGTCGATGCCGATGGCAATGCCATCGAACTTGAAGTCGATGAAAACGGAGACCCGATCGAGCCGACGGAAGGCCAAGATGAAGTAGTTGACGAGCTTCCGCCGCCGAGGCGCTCGGGTGGTGGTTCCGAGGTCATCAGAGCCCAGCGACGGGCAAGGCAGGAGGCGGAGGAAAGGGCGGCCCGCCTGGAGCGGGAGTTGGCCGAGGCGCGCGGCTTCCAACAGGGAATGCAGGCGCGACAGGTCGATCCCCAGGCGGCGGCAAGGGCGGAGCAGGAGTTCTATGCGTCGTTGGAGTTGATGCCTCCGGCGCAGGCGTATCAGGCAATCGTCGCGCGGGAGCGGCAGAACGTAGGGACGGCGCTACAGCAGATCGAGTTCAGATCGAACGACAGGGCGGACAAACAGGCGTATGACATCGCGGCGCGTACATCGAGGGTTCACCAGCAATACCGCTCCCAGGTCGAACAGACCTTGGCGTCTGAGCGTGCGGCTGGCCGCAACCCGGATCGCGAAGTCATCCTCAAATTTCTCGTTGGCAACGACGTGTTGGAGCGTTCTGCGCGGGCAGCGCCGGCACAGCGAAACGGGGCCGCCGCGCGCATTGCTCAGCAGCGGACGCAGCCGACCGGGGCTCGTTCCAACGTGTCGCCGGGAGGCCGTAGGCCCGCGCCCGGCAGTCGGGAGGCCGATGAGGCGGCGCTGGCCGATGCTGCGGCCCGAGGACTCAATCTCTGGGATTTGTAGCGGGAGGCCGCCGCGCCCCCGCATAAGGGAGGCGTGAGGCATGGCCCAAGGTTCGACCCCAAATCAAAGCAATCAGTATGCCGGCATTACGACCCGGTTCATCGCCCGAGAGGCGATGGAGCAGACCCAGCGGTATCTCGTCCTCTATCAGTTCTCCGACAAGAAGACGATCCCGCACGGCCGCGGCGTCCAGTGGGAGGCGTTCCGCTGGAACTACATGAACCTGCCGCGGTTCCCGACCGCGGAAGGCGTGCCGCCCAATCCCAACAGCCTCGATTTCACCCAAGTCACCGGCACCGCCGTTCAGTGGGCGGGGCGCTGGGTCGGCACCGATGTTGCGACGATCACGACCCAACAGGATCTGATGCGCGCGGCCGGGAAGCAGCTCGGGATGCAGCTCGCGCAGTTGAAGGAGCGTAACGGCTTCGTCAACATGAATGCCGGAACGCAGATCAATTACGCGAACGCGGTGGGATCGCGCGCCAGCCTCGCGGCTACCGACATCCTCAACCCGACCGATGTCAACCGGACCTACGCCAACCTCTC